CTGATATGACCGATTTGGATGATTTGTTTTGAGGAGTGAGGAAGAATGATTGACAGCGTGTTGAATGAATTAAGCGCAAGCGTACCGATACCGGACAAGGAATATCTCGGAAAAGACGGATTGCTGCACTGCTTGAAGTGTTGCAAAGCCACGGAGACGGTTCTTCCGCATCCATTCACCGGAAAGTTGAGGAAACTGCGATGCAAATGCAATTGCAAGTCAGAGCAGGACTTATTCAATGAGCGGCAACAGCAGGAAGAAATTGACCGCAAAAGAAGTGTGTGTTTTGAGGAATCCAATATGTCAACATGGACATTTGCAAACGATGACCGGAAGAATCCGGAGTTGTCCGATGCCATGAAGAACTATGCCGACAACTTCCCGGAGTTCAAAAAGGACGGAAGGGGATTGCTGCTATACGGCAGTGTAGGAACCGGCAAAACGTACCTTGCGGCGTGTGTGGCGAATGCACTTGTAGACCAAGATAGAAGAATCCTCATGACGAATTTGCCACGGCTTACGAATAAGCTGCAGGGAATGTTTGAAGGCAAGCAGAAGTATATTGACAGTCTGAACACTTACGAACTGCTGATAATTGATGATTTGGGCGTAGAGCGTAGAACGGACTATATGCAAGAAACGGTATTCAACATCATTGATGCCCGATACCGGTCCGGGCTTCCGTTTATCATTACAACCAATCTGACCGCCGAGGAAATCAAGAAGCCGCAGAATGTAGAGTATGCGAGAATTTATGACCGCATCCTTGAACGGTGCTTCCCTATTGAAATGAACGGGGCAAGCAGGCGAAGGGAGAGCGTTAAGAACACATTTGCCGAGGTAAAAGAAAAACTCGGATTGTAGAAAGGGAGAAACGGCATGAAAACATATGCAGATTATCAAAATAGTGCCGGGTACGCTGATCCGACAGCGTATTCGGCAATCAATAACATCATGAAGGAGCCGGAATATAAACGTGGTGATGTTGTATTTGTTTGTGACTATAGGCACACAACCGGGAGTGAACAAGATGCAGTTTGTCCGGCGGTTATTGTGTCAAATGACAAGGGGAATCTTCATGCACCGGTAGTTGAAGTTGTATTTCTGACCGGTCAGAAGAAAAAGCCACTTCCGACACATACAACTATTTTGTGTAAGATTCCGTCAACGGCATTGTGCGAGCAGATAACCACGATTTCAAAAGAGCGTATCACCGAATACATACGGACCTGCACTGACAAGGAATTGCAGGCAATTGACCGGTGTATAAAGATATCACTCGGACTCACTGAGGAAGCGGTTGTTGAAGATTATATCCGGGAAAAGCTCACGGAATATGAGCAGTTGGAAGAAAAGGGATTGATTGTTGCCATCGAGTGTAATTGCAATGATTGTAAGCACTGGAAGGACGGTTATTCGGGATGCAGTGAAAATGTAAAGGTGTGCGAGTTTGGAAACTATTACACCGGAGCAAAGGGATTCTGTTATTTCGCAGAGAGAAAGGAAGGTCACTGACATGAAAGCGGAAGTATTTTTGGAACAGCTTAATAAACTCAACAAGCTGATCGAGAACAAAATAATTGAGCGGCAACAGTGGAAGTCAATTGCAATGGGAACCGGACAGGGAACGGACAGTGAGCGTGTACAATCTTCCGGGAGTCCTCAGAAGATGGCAGATGCTATTGCACGGTACGTTGATATCGAAAAAGAGATTGACGCTGCGATTGATAAGTATATCGACAAGCGGAATCACATTATCAGCGTAATTGAGCAGCTTCCGGTGACGGAATATGACATCTTGCACAAAATATATGTGCAGAATATTCCGCTTGACGATGTGGCGGTTGCGTTCGACAAGTCAAAATCATGGGTGAGACAAAAGAAAGTCGGAGCATTAAATGCGGTTCAGGATATTCTTGATTCCGGGAAGGAGTAAATCATGTGTTTATATTTGAAAGTTACAAAAGACAAGTACGAACTTCCGCTTGCGGTTGCTGACACACCGACAGAGCTTGCACGGATCACCGGTGACAATTTAGGAACTATCAATTCAACACTGAGCAGAGCAAAGACCGGGAACAATCCAAAATACAAGTATAAGTACCGCAAATATGTAAAGGTTGAGATTGATTGAGGGGAGTGAACAGCATGAACGAAGATGAAAGATTGATTGAATTATGGAGAGAGAGCAAGTCAAGGCAAGCAGACTTTTCGTTGCATGACTTTTTGCAGTATTGCCATGAATGGGAAGCGGCTTGTGAGCAATTCAGAAGATTGGCAGGAAGGGAGTAAAGGATGGCAGACAGAGGGAAATTGCACATTACAAAACTTGATGCCTTTGCAGATTGGTTAAAGAAAGACGGATGGGAACTTGAAGAACCGAAGGGGATATTTGAAGTTTTGAGAGCGAGAAAAGAAGGGCGCAAAAGACCGCTTATCGTTTACAAAAAGATAGATGCTAAAGAGCATTTGAGCGTTATGAATAAGGATTGCGGTGTGTTGGTGGCATTCGTAAAGAGCAGGCATTAAAGCAGATGGGAGAGTGATTGTATGGGTTTTGACATTTTCAACAGAAAAGAAAGAAAAGTAGTGTGCATCCGCAACGATAAAGATGGAATGATGGTAGCAAGTGAAAATCATCATTTATTGGAAATCGGCAAGGAATACACGGTTGCAGATGTAGAAGTGCATTCGTGGCACACGATTGTAAGATTAAAAGAGTTTCCGAATAAAGAGTTTAATAGCGTTGTGTTTGCAGAGATTGAGCAGATGGGAGAGTGAGAGAATGGAAGAAGCGGACTGGATTGAAAAGTGCAGAACTTGCACTCATTGCTACACGAAGAAAGACGATGACTATATATACTGCCGGAAGCGTAACGGCAAGTGTGAGTATAAGCCACACAAGAGTAAAAGGGCAAAGGAGAATGAGCATGACGGAGAGTAAGAACAATATCGAAATAGTTGACAGCTTACGGAGTTTATACCCGTTGCAGGATTTTGAAGAAACAGCGGTGATGGAAGTTGTGGAAGAACTGAACGCATACCGAGCAATCGGCACGGTGGAAGAATTTGCGTATGCAAAAAGGAAAGTGCATATTGCAGAATTGGCAACGGAATACATCGCATTGCAGATGAAGGGAGAGCAGACATGAGTAAAAGAGAAATTATATTGTGTGTGGTGTTCTTTATCATAATGGTGATTATTGGTGTATTGCAGGCGAATTGAAAGGGAGAGAAGGAATGTACGAAAGTCCTATAACACAGATTTTAAGTGAAATGCAGACTGTCTATGAAGATGAATGCCTGAAGGCGGTTCAGAGAGTTGGATTTGATGTCAACAAGGAAGAACTTGCAAAAGCACTTGTTTATGACAGAGGACAGTATGAAGAAGGGTATGCAGATGCAGTAACAGAGTTCGAGCAACGGTTGAAGAAAATCTGTGCCGAGCGTCCACTCGGAATTGATAAGAAGTTTTTGAAACCGACATACCTTAATGAAGATGGCACATGGCACAGTCTGATTGATGATGTTGTGGTGCAGATGAAGGGAGAGAAGGAATGAGAGAAATACTGTTCAAGGCAAAGAGAATTGATAACGGTGAATGGGTGGAAGGAAGTCTTATTGATTCCGGAAATCATTATCAAGTTTTTATTTATCCGCATGATGACAGCGCAAGCACAATGTCTTGCAAAACCTTAGTTTATCATGGAATGGTTGCAGTGGATTCCAACACCATCTGCCAATACACCGGATTAACCGACAAAAACGGCAACAAGATTTGGGAGAATGATATATTGGATTGCAAAGACAGAGTAACGGTTGTAAAGTGGCACACTCCTTGCGGTACTTGGGATAGCGTTTTTGTAAGATACAAAGGCGAGTTGTGTTCAAACGGAATCCAAGTTGTTGAGTGGAAATACAGGGCAGAAGTGATTGGCAACATATTCGACAATCCGGAATTATTGAAGGGCGGTGAATAGATGGAAAGAATAAAACCATGTAAGTACTGTGGGAAAATGCCAAAGTTTTTTAGTTTAGGAGTCAGGAAAGACAACGAGTATTGGATTCGATGCGAGAATTCTGATTGCCCGGAAAGACCATTTACTTCTTCTTATGACACAGCAACAGAAGTTATTGAAATATGGAATCGAAGAATGGAGGATTAAAATGAGAACGATTACGAACACGCACACTGGAAAATCAGAATTGAAGGGTGGTGCGGATGGTGTTTGATGAAGATGATAGAGAAAGAGAAAAACGAAGCAGATGTTGTGGATGCGAATATAGACATTTGGTTCATGCAAATGGTGGTTACAGCTTTTACGGATGTTATCACAGACCATACAAGGGAAAGAGAGTTGTAGAGATAGAGAATTGTCCGAAGGGAGACTGTGCGGAATGATTATCAGAAGTCAAGATAAGTGTAAAATTACGGATGATTTGAAGTTGCATATTGAAAGACGTTATGAAGAGCGTTTCGGTGCGTGGTATGAGATAAGGACTTCTTCACATGAGAGTATCGGTGAATATTCCACGATGGAAAAGGCAGTCAAGGCGTTGGATATGATTTGCGAAAATTACCAAAACAACAAAAAGTGTGAAAGTGGTTTAAGGAAAATTGCGGAAACAGAATTTGTTTTCCAGATGCCACAAGATAGTGAGGTGTAGGCAATGAAAGAGGTAACGATTGATTGTGACAAAGAGATTGAAAGGTTGTTGGAAGAAAAAAATCAACTTATTGATAGATTTGTCACAAAAGCAGAAAGCATAAATGCACAGATAAGATATTTGAAATCATTAAAAGAGAGGTGTGTAACATGCAACAATTTATAGATAATCTGATTAGTAGGTTGACGGAATCTGCGATTGAAACATTAGGTGTAAGCAAAAGCGAATTTGCAATGGATAAGGGAGAATATTCGTCTTACTGTTCATTGAGTCTGTATGAGGTAAAAGAAGCCGTCAACCAACTTGCAGAGGAATACAAGGGCGGTTGGATTCCGTGTAGTGAGAGGTTGCCGGAAGTGAATCAAAAAGTATTCGTTGCGTTTAAGGTTGCGCACCGGTGTGAAAAAACTATTGATTACGATATTGGGTGTCTAAGTAGTTATGATGGAAAATGGTACTGTGACCATAAGGGTTATGATGTAGAAAAAGTTCTCGCATGGATGCCTTTACCGTCTCCGTATCATCCGGAAAAGTGAAAAAGTGTTGCAAATTGCAAGTGTTGTGACTTTTCTGTGCAAAGTTGTTACAAAATGCAAAAAGTTGTATATCACAAACGGAACGTATTGTGTTATAATACAGAAGATGAAGTATGTAAAACCGCCGGGCAGAAACGCTCAGGCGGTTTTTTGTTGTGCAAATTTACGGAAAGGAGTGTTGCAGGATGGCGAAAATGACAGCGAAGCAACAGAGATTTTGTGATGAATACCTGATAGACCTGAATGCAACACAAGCAGCAATCCGGGCAGGGTATTCGGAGAAAACAGCATATTCAGCAGGACAAAGGATGTTGAAGAATGTTGAAGCTCAAAAATATATCAGCGAGAGAAAAGCAGATAGAGTTGAAAGAACGGAGATTACACAAGACATGGTTTTGCGTGAACTTGCACTCATAGCTTTTTCAAATGCTGCTGATTATGCAAACGTAATTGAGAAAGAAGCAACGATTGAAGTCGAAGGGAATTTGATTCCTTTGTGCGATTCAGACGGAAATCCGGTTAAGTATAGAACTGTGGAGCCGGTGTTGACGGACGAACTGACCGAAGAACAGAAAAGAGCATTGTCCGTGATTAAAAAGGGCAGAGACGGTTTCGAGGTTAAGCCGTATGACAAGGTGAGAGCATTGGAACTGTTAGGGAAGCACTTAGGAATGTGGACGGATAAAGTTGAAATGGATGTTGCAGTGCCGGTTATGTTTGCCGGTGAGGACGGAATAAAGGACTGATGCTGAATGGAAGCAAAGAGAATACACCTTCCTGATGTTATCGGAGCAGGATATAAGGACTATTGGAACGACAAGCATTTTTATTGTGTTTGCAAGGGGAGCCGTGGTTCAAAGAAATCCAAAACAACAGCATTGTGGCTTATTTACAACATAATGAAACATCCGGCGGCAAATGCGTTGTGTGTAAGACGCTTTGCAAACACGCTGAGAAACAGTTGCTTTTCTGATTTGGAATGGGCGGCCGCAAAATTGGGTGTATCTCATTTGTGGGAGTTTCCAAAATCACAATTGGAAGTCACGTACAAACCGACCGGACAAAAGATATTGTTCCGTGGTATGGATGATGGCTTGAAAATAACATCAATCTCCGTTCCGAAAGGTGTTCTGTGTTGGGTATGGGTAGAAGAAGCATTTGAAATAACATCAGAGGATGATTTCAACAAACTTGATATGTCTGTCCGTGGTGAAGTACCGGAAGGGTTATGGAAGCAGATCCGGTTGACCTTCAATCCGTGGTCGGAGCAATCGTGGTTGAAGCCGAGGTTCTTCGACAATCCGGATGAACTTACATTCACCAAAACAACAACATTCAAATGTAATGAGTGGTTGGATGATACGGACAAACTCAAATTTGAGAAAATGAAAATAAACAATCCCCGGAGATACCGCATTGAAGGTGATGGGGAGTGGGGAATTGCAGAAGGGCTTATTTTTGAGAATATCGAGCAGAGAGATTTCGATATTGACGAAGTAAGACGGATTCCCGGTATCAAATCAGCGTTCGGACTTGACTTCGGTTTCACAGATCCGAATGCTTTTATCTGCGTTATGGTGGATAACATAGCAAAGATTATCTATGTATTTGACGAATGGTATCAGACCGGTGCAACGAATCAAATGATAGCGCAGGCAATCAAAGATAAAGGTTACGGCGGTCAACGTATTATCTGTGACGCTGCAGAACCGAAATCCATACAAGAATTATGGGAGTGCGGTATCAAGTCCGAAGCATCACGAAAAGGGCGTGATAGCGTCACACACGGCATTCAGCAGATACAGAATTATAAGATTGTTGTCCATGCACGGAACTGTCCGGAGTTTTGGAAGAATGTAAATAATTACTGTTGGCAAAAGGATAAGTTCGGGAAGCCGATTGATAAACCGGAGCATGAATTTTCGCACGGTCCTGACGCATTGCGATACGCAACGGCTGATGTCCTGCAGGGTGAAGTATTTAGTTTCGATTAAGGAGAAAAACGATGGGTGATATATTTGCATTAGCAATGATGATTCCGTTGGGAATCCTCATATATATGCAAGGACGCATAATTGAACGTGCAACTACCAAAAGAGAGGTAGCACGTTATTTTTTTAGCGTTATAACGTGTGCGCTTGCTGCTGTTGTATGTTTCTTGTATATAGCAAAGTAAAACCAAAGCTGACTGCGGCAAAAGCCGCAATGCCGATGTGGCGCAATTGGTAGCGCATCTGATTTGTATTCAGGCGGTTGTCGGTTCGATTCCGGCCATCGGCTTACTAGTAAATTATAAGGGGTGAATATCTTGGGAGTATTTAATTTCTTTGCGAATGCCGCAAGAAAACTGAATAGCATCGTTACATCGAATGTCGTAAAAGCAACGGATGATTTGTCCGAACTTGAAAAGGACATTGTTGCGTGGAAAATGTCACCGGAACGTGCAGAACAGATTAAGGGTTCACTGTATTACGAAGGGCATCACGATATCCTTTACAAGAAGCGCACGGCAATCGGCAAGGGCGGTAAAGAAGTCGAGTTGACGAATCTTCCGAACCGCAAGGATATTGATAATCAGTACGCTATTGCTGTTGATAAGAAAGCGAACTACTTCTTAGGCAAGCCGATGGCAATTAAGACCGATAATGAGGAATACAGTGAACTTCTGAAAGCTATCTTTGACATGAAGATGCAGAGACGGTTAAAAAACACGGTTAAGAAGTCCTTCAACAACGGTATTGCATGGGTGTTCCCGTATTACGATGAAAACAGCAATTTGAAATTCAAAGTATTTCCGGGATATGAAATCAAGCCGTATTGGAATGATGATGAACACACGGAACTGTATAAGGCCGTTCGGTCATATCCGATTGAAACGATTGTCAAAGGACAGAGAAAGACAATCGAAAAGGTTGAGGTTTACAAGCCTGACGGCGTATATCGTTACATTCTCGATGATAACGACAAGCTGACAGCAGACACGGAAGCAGGCGAGTATGAAAGTTATATCAGCCTTAATGGTATGCCGTACAATTGGGATAGAATCCCGCTGATTGCATTTAAGTACAATGACAGCGAGATTCCGCTGATCCGTAAAGCGAAATCACTGCAGGATGCTATCAACGAGTTAATGAGTATGTTCCACAATCATATGCTCGAAGATAACCGGAACACGATTCTTGTTATCGAGAACTTTGACGGGCAGGACTTAGGCGAGTTCAGGCAGAACCTTGCCGAGTATGGTGCTGTTAAGGTCCGTACCGGTGAAGGGGCAAAGGGCGGTGTATCTACACTGTCAATAGAAGTCAATGCAGGCAACTATCAGCTGATTCTCCAATTGCTGAAAAACGCATTGATTGAGAATACGAAAAGCTATGACGGAAAGATGCTCAATTCCGGTACACCGAATCAGATGAACATACTTTCCATGTATCAGGATATCGACATTGATACGAATGACCTTGAATCTGAATATCAGGCAGCACTCGAAGAACTGCTTTTCTTCATCAACACTCACCTTGCTTTAACCGGGCAGGGTGATTTCTTTGAGGAAAAGGTTGAGTTCATCTTCAACAGAGACATGTTGATGAATGAATCCGAGATTATGCAGACGCTTGTCAGTGCCGGCGTGAAGATATCCAATCGGACACTGCTTAGTCAGGTTCCGTTCATTGATGATGTGGACGCAGAACTTGAACAGATCAAGAAAGAATCTGAGGAAAACATGGAAATGTATCAGAACGCATTTCCGCAAGAGCAGGAAGATAATGCAGATGTAGTTGAGGAAGATGAAGAGTAATGAGGAATAGAGAGTATTGGACGAAGAGATTCGAGCAGCTTGAAGAAGCACAATTGAATAAGGGTGCAGCGTACTTCTCCGAACTCGAAAACCATTACACAAGGGCAGCACGTGAGGTACAGAAGGAAATAAATCAATGGTACGCACGATTTGCTGTCAATAATGAGATTACGCTGCAGGAAGCACGGAAGATACTCCGAGCAGATGAACTGAAAGAGTTTAAGTGGAGCGTAAAGGACTACATCAAGCACGGTGAGGAAAACAACATATCCGGGCAATGGGCGAAACAGCTTGAAAATGCTTCGGCACGTTGGCACATCACACGGCTTGATGCCTTGAAACTGCAGATGCAGAATCATGTTGAAATGCTATTCGGCTATGAGCAGGACAGTGTTACACGGCTCATGGAGAAGATATATTCCGATGGATATTATCACACGGCGTATGAATTGCAGAAGGGTTTTAACATCGGATATGATCTGATGAAACTCGACACACGGCAGATTGAAAAGGTTATTTCAAAGCCGTGGGCGGCAGACGGTAGCAATTTCAGTTCCCGGATATGGAAGCAAAAGACACAGCTTGTCAGCGAGTTGCACACAGAACTCACACAAGCCATTATAAGGGGTCAGAATCCCGGTAAAATAACGGACTATATATCGAATAGGTTCGGCGTAAGTAAACGCAACGCCGGGCGTTTGGTAATGACAGAAGCGGCATTCTTCGCATCTGCATCCACAAAGGATTGTTTCAACGATTTGGGCGTTGAACGGTATGAGATATGCGCTACGCTTGACAGTCACACTTCCGATACGTGTCAGGGCCTTGACGGTCGTGTGTTCAAAATGAGTGAGTATGAGGTAGGCGTAACGGCTCCACCTTTTCATCAGTGGTGCAGAACAACAACCGTTCCGTACTTCGATGATGAATTTGAACTCGGCACAAAGAGAGCGGCACGGGGTGGAGATGGAAAGATATTTTATGTTCCGGCTGCAATGAAATATCCGGAATGGAAAAAGGCTTTTGTTGATGGTGGAAGCAAAAAAGGTTTAACGCCTATCGAGAAGATGCTTGAAAAAGTGGAAGAAATATCCGAACGTGTCCGAGTGAGCGAACAAAAGAATGATGAAGATACAAGCCAAGAAAAGGCGAAGATAACATTTGCACCTGCAAAGACCATTGAAGAAGCACAGGAAACGGCAAAGCAGTTTATCGGCAATGGTTATAGCAAAACATTCAAAAACGAAGCTGACTTCAAGGGAATATCACTTGATAATGCGAATGAGGTCAATAGAACTATTGCTGAATTGTATGCACAATACGATATGCCGAAAATCAACGGTATTAAAGCAATTTCCCCAACATCCGCACAAGGTAAAAAGGTGTTTTTAGATTCGGATGCGGTTGCCGCATATAGTCCTATTGAACACGGTATATTCTTGAACAAGGATGTATTGAAGAGTGCAAAAGCACTTGAATCATACAATAAGCAGGCTGATGAAGCGTGGGATATTGTAATGCAGAACATTGATAAACTTTCGGATAGTCAAAAGGAAATTGCTTTGACATATAAAAACGCCGGAAGGTCCTTAGTAGGGGATGGAAGTGTTCAAGATTATATCACACACGAAATGGGGCATCATGTTCAGTGGGAAGTGTTAGACAGTGCAACAAATAATGCTATGGGTAAGAATATGTCGAAATATGCACCGAACATTTCGGGATATGCAAATGCAAGCAAGGGCGAATATATCGCAGAAAGTTTTGTTGCATATACCAAAGGCGAAATCGACATACTTGATCCGGTATTTGTTGATTACATGAAGGCATCCGAGAAAGCGCAAAAAGTGACAGAAACACTTGAAAATGCTACCAAAAGTAGTATAATGAAGGTGAAAAATTCAGAACTGCCGAACGGGTTGCCAATAGAGGGCGAGCCAAATTCGATTGTTGACAAAGTAGATGATGCAGAGAATACATTGCAACGAAGAAAGTACGGTCCTGACGGAAAGGCGGCTGTTGATTATGACACGACAGACCATAATATGCCGCAAAAACATCCAACCGGAGCGCACAAGCATGAATTTGACTACTCCAAGAAAAGGCCGAGGACAGCACCGAAGCCACTCACGGAGAAAGAACTGAAAGAGAATAGCGACATTATCAAGAAGGGAGTGAATTACCGTGACGAAGAATGAGTTTATCGAAAAAATTGAAAATGGTTCCGATATTATGTTTGATGTGTCCGGTAAACACTTCACAATATTAACATGGCCTGATGAGGGAACCGGAATAGATGAGCAGAACCCGAACGAAAAGGGAATGCAGTATTTTGATACGGCCGAGGAATTGGTCGAGAAATTCTTGATAGACGGCACTCCAATTGGGGAATTGGCTGACGGAATTACCATTACAGACTATTCATAAGAGCAAAGCATCCGAAAAGGGTGCTTTTTTTATGCAAAAACTGAATAAATGAGGATTTAAGGGCATTTTTGTGAGATATTCGCAGAAATGTCCTTTTATTATGCAAAAAACACGGAAAACAGCGGATATGTGGAGCACATTTGGCGCACATGTGGTATTCACCGATTCTACATGTGGAGTTCTTGTGGACCACATTTCAGAACCTATGTAGGCATTATGAATCATACCGATTCAAAGACGAACGAGTGAGGGAAGTGAAATAATGAAAACGACAGCAAATTTTGGCTTGAAGAAGCCTGATGAAAATGAATTTTACGATGTGAATGTGCAGAATGACAATATGGATGCGATTGACAAGGTTCTGCAGGAGTACAAGGACGGCACACAGCAAGTCGGAGATTCCGCAAAGTTAGGCGGTAAAGATGCGAGTGAGTATGCGGAAAACATTGCACTTTACGAGCATACTATTCCTTCATATGAGGGTAAAACAGAAGAAGAAGTTAATAATATATACAACACAATACAACAAGATAAACCTAACGGATTGTGGTATCAAGCTTATGTAACGCATAGTGTAAGTCATTCCGTTCTTGGTGGTGGAGTTTTTTATTTGGAAGGATTCCGCACAAATTCTAAGTTCGGAATACAGAGAATAACAGTTTATACTTCGGGCGGTGGAACTAAATGCTTTTCTCGTTCTTATGCCAACGGTGTTTGGTATGATTGGACATTACAAGCGCAAAAGACAGACCTTGCGAACTACTTACCGCTTAGTGGTGGTACGGTTGGCTATTTGTATGTGCAAGGCGAAGCAAAAAACGGTTATAGTCATTTGATTAAAAATGCTTCTGCAACCGTTGATAATGGTACTGATTTTATTGATGTAAGTACGGATAATAAAAAAGCAAGACTTAATGTTTCAGCAAATGACAACAAAGCGTATTTTAGAGGAAACGACAATGTTGCAAAAGAACTTCTCCACACAGGAAACAAGCCCAGTGGCACTTACACTGGTAATGGTAGTACAGATAGACAAGTATGCATCGGTGATTCTTCCGTAGACGTTTATAGCACTATAGTTGTTTCAAGTGACGACAATGATACTATGGCAATAGTGACACGCGAGGGCGGTGCTATTTGTGTGAGTGCAAACGGAACTGTTACCAAATTAGATGATAGCAAAATATCTATTTCATATAATCCGTCTGTTGGTACGGTTATGGTATTGTCTACAAATAATGCTTGTCTGAATGCTAACGGTGTTTCTTACAGATATGCTGTGCATTAAGAAAGGAGAAAAGCCATGAGTGAATATATAAATGATTACGGTGAAGTTTTAGATGATTTAGTTTACAGACCGCCGATTGAAACTCCACAGAGAGTAAATCCGTTCTGTGTTATTGAAAAAGTAGGTGTTGAAGTTACCGACATTAACGGTAAAAAACACGAAATACACGATATTGAAACAAATTCTTCTTGGGGTAGCAATCCTTACGGTGACGCTTATGCCGTTGTTCCCGATGAAATGGTAACAGATATCCAAGAAACAAGAGGATTCTGCGATATTGAACTGAACGAGGACGGAACGGAGATTGTCGGATTTACGGCAAGGGAGATTCCCGAAATTCCCGAGCCGACACCCGAACCGACAGCAGAGGAACGGATTGCGGAGTTGGAAGCACAGAACGCAGATAGTATTGAAATCGAAGCAGACCTTATGTATGAGTTAGCACTTATGCAGTTAGGTTTGATATAAACAAAAGAAAGGGGTGACAAACATGGCATACAAGACTATGAAGCGTTTAATCGCACTTGGTCGTAAGACCGAAGAAGAACTGCTTGATATGTGTGATGTGTACTATGGTGCAGGTCGTATCACTACTGACGAGTACACCGAGTTGGTTGCACTTATTAAGGGTGAGTAAGGCGGTAAGGGAGAATAATTTCTCCCTTCAAACAAAAGAGGGTGAGGTGTGTGGTATGACCGCAGAAGAAATTGCAGTTAAACTTGCAGAGATTGAACATCGTGCTTGTAGTAATACAAGGCGAGTTGAGAAGTTGGAATTGCAGACCGAAGCCATTCAGAGCCTTGCGTTGTCAGTTGAGATTATGGTGAAAGAACAGAGTCACCAAACCGAAGCAATTGACCGTATCGAGAAGAATGTTGAAAAGCTCGATAACAAAGTAGAGATATTGGAACACAAGCCTGCAAAGAGATGGGAGAGTGTTGTTGAAAAGGTCATACTTTTAGTTGTGGCAGCAGTAGTCACTTATGTACTGACGAAAATCGGACTGACTGCATAGTAGAATGGTAGAGGGAACGGACTTGAAGAAGTCCTTTTTTTATGCTCAAAACTGATATAAAGCGTCCTTCCGGGGGCGTTTTTTATATTTCGTCACTTTGGCATTTCGGACGTTAACTGCAAAGACAAATGTTCGTGGACTGAACCACGTAAAACAATGTTTTTGAAGAAAGAGAGGAAAAAGAACCATGAAGAAAGAAGATTTTACGGCGGCAGGAGTAACAGAGGAACTTGCACAGAAGCTTGCGGAGTTATCTGCAGAGGAATTGAAAGGCTATGTTCCGAAAGAGCGTTTTAACGAAGTGAATGAAGCGAAGAAGAATGCAGAAGCACTTGTGAAAGAGCGTGACGGTCAGATTGAAACGTTGAAAGCATCTTCCGGTGACAATGAAACAATGAAAAAGCAGATTGAGGATTTGCAGGCAGCCAATAAGGAAGCGGCAGACAAGTATGCTGCGGATCTGAAACAGCTTCGGCTTGATAATGCTGTTGATAAGGCTATCACAGCTGCAAACGGCAAGAATGCAAAGGCCATCAGAGCATTGCTTGAC